TATAAGCCATTATCCAAACTCCGCTAAGTTTTTAGTGCATAAGGCGTAGTAGCCTGATGGGAGTGCGTATTCAAAAGTTCCGTAGCCGTTTTCGTCTGATGCACCGCTTGAGATTGATATTGCTGTATATCCCCCTGTATTTGTTTTTCCATTATTATTTGGATTATAAGTAGCAAGAGCAAAAAAGTATGGTTCATCACTAAGAACTTTTCCGCCACTACCAGCTACAGGGTCTGAACTATCCATATAAGTACCATTTTTATGCCAATATGCTCTGTTGTTATCTATGTCTACAGCAATACCAATGATATCACCAGTTACAGAGCTTACTCCGCCACTACCACCACCATTTTGATTAAAACTTCCTGAAGCTAAGTTATAAGCTACAGTTCCATCAGTGGTTGCTCCTATATATGTATCTAGATATGCTCTTGAAGTTGGGAATGCTACAGGAATAAGACCATACTGTGTATTTTTACCTGTGCCATGATTTTCAAATTCCATGTACCACTTTCCATTCGGCATAGCCATGTTAGTGTAAGAAATAGTCCATGCTGTAGCATTTCCTTTGGCAAATTTTGTACCACCTTCAGAATAAGTTATATTATTTGCACCTGTATTAAATAAAGAGCCATCAGAAAGAAAAGTTTGAAAATTATTAGTAGGCGTGTCAGTTGCTTGGTCGGCTGCTGTGATGTTGTTTAAACCATTTGCATCGTGTCCTTCGCCACTTGTATCTGTTCCTAATGCTGAAGAATCTTTAAACTCATATTTAAAACCCTGCGTTCCAAAGCCACTGCCTGTATATTTTTTTGGAATCCATATACCACTGTCTCCATCAAACTCACCAAAAGCATCTGCATCTTCAGCAGTTCCATTTAGATAATAAACATCAGACATATACCCACTAAAACCTTCACTACCAGCAAAAAAATCACCTAAACGCAACCATCTTTCACTACCATCTGAACCTGCATACCCAAGACCAAACTCATCATTTTGCGACATATTTGTATAAGTAGTATTGCTAAAGCTAGTTACTCTTACACCATTGATATAAATTTTTACTCTGTCTGATGCTGTACCTTGTGTTGAATCTAAAGCTATTACTATGTGATACCAAGCTGCAGTATCTCTAAAAACTTGGTCTGTATCTGCATAACGAGAATTACTGCCATCATATAAGACCACTCTTAATTTATCATTATCCATAAATTGTATGTTGGTATATCCAGAACCAAACACACACGAATAGTCTTGACCTAATTGAGTTCTTTTAAGCCACGCACTAAAAGTCCAAGTTTTTTTATTCCCGACTGCTTGGTCTGATGTTCTTACGTGTTCACCACCACCAGACCTTTCAAACTTCAAAGAGTTATCAATATCATACCCAGTGGATATGCTTCCACGATTAGCTGTTCTTTGTAGAACTTCCATATTAGCTTTGTGCTAGGTTTTGAACTCTACCGATTTCTTGCCAGACTGAGCCGTTGTATCTGAATGAGAAGATGTCTGTTTTGTTAGCTGTAGCAGTCACTGTCGGTGCTGTACTAGCTGCAAATTCAAAGACTGTGTTCCAAGCTATCGTTCTTGGTGTTCCACCTTGAGCTATTTCTACAGAAATGATTGCTCCTTCTACAGCGTTACTAGGTGCTGAGAAAGTAGTGTTCTCTGTTGTGACGTGATAAGCGTTGGCTGCAGCAGATGAATCCCAAGCTACTGCGTTAGAGCTTGAGGTAATTGCAACTTGTTTGATCATTGCTGACTTTTCTACTATAGCTTGTCCGTGATTTGACATATCAAGGGTGAGAGCTGTGATTGTAACACCACCATCGTTACCACCAAATTTAATATCTTTATCTGCCGTGTTTACAAATAATTCAAAATCACCAGACGAATTGTTAAGTTCAAATATTGCTGTGTTTGCATCTTTAAATTTAAAATTTGCTCCATCGGCATCAAAAGTAATATCTCCAGCTGAATCTATTAAAACTTCCGAAGCAGATAAAACCAAATCTCCTGTTCCCACATCACTAACATAACTATTTGAGCCATCGTGATATATTTCTAAGTCTGGCTGAGTTCCAAGTTTAATTTTGTCGCTATCGCCCATGTTTAGGTGAGAAGCTAATGTTGCCTCGCCTGTTACACCAAGCGTTCCGCCAACTGTTACATTGCCAAAACTTACTGCTGTTCCCCCTGTTGCAAAAATTGCATCAATGGTATCTAAGTCAGTGTTGAGTTTTCCGCCCCAGGTATCGGTAGATGCACCGACTTCGGGTTTTGTTAAGTTTAAATTCGTTGTAAATGTATCTGCCATATTGTTATGCCGCTTGTTCTTTTGTTAATTGAGTCCATGTAGTATCGGGATTCGTTATCACTTCCCATTTTAAGCCACCATCAGCAGAAAATCCACTTGTTTGTGATATGGTGGCAGATCCTCGATCTAACTGCCTTCCAATGGCTATAAGATCTGAAACTGCTGTAATTGTAGAAGATGCCGCTATGGTATATCTACCAGTAGCAGTCATGTCTGATGTTGCTGGGCCAATTACTACGCCCTTGTCTATTTGAGTTCCTATGGCTGTCATGCCAGAGGATGCAGAGATTGTGGCTGATCCTAAATCAACCTGGATACCAACAGCAGTCATACTGCTGGTTTGTGAAATTGTTGCTGATCCTTTGTCTACCTGAATTCCTGTTGCGGACATTCCAGATGTTTGGGCAATGACTGCTTCTCCACGATCAAGCTGTCTGCCTATAGCAGATGCACCTGATGTCTGTGCTATTGTTGCGGATGCTTCCTGGTACTGCGGAGTGCCATAAGCGGCAATTCCGAAGTTGTATGAGCCATAGCCTACTGAGGCCATGGTATTAAGCTAATGTGATGTCTATATCACCAGCATCAAATCTAAATACATCGCCTGTGCTTACAACTTTTGAAGCTGTTAAATTTGCGTATGCAAGTAAATTGCCACCAGATGATGCATCTAAAATACCAACTGCAACCACAGTTCCGTAATTTGCTGTAGCTGTTGGATATTCAACTGCCGCAGCACTTGTTGCTGTAGTAGGGTTTGTTCCCGAAACAGTAAAAGTAGAGGTTTGTCTTGCATAAGCTCCACCTGTTACTTCAGTACCACCGCCAGTATCAGTAGGTGCTACTGTATACAAAGCAACGTGTTTTGTTGGTGCTGTATAAGCCACTCCACCAAATACATGGTCAAGTACCTTGTCTTCTAAATAATCACTAAATCCAGCCATTTCATATACTCCTAGTTATTACCAAAATAATAATTGTTTTTGCGTTGTTTGCCGTATGTTCTTCTTCTTTGCATTAAAGAACCTTTGCCAAACTCGGCTTTTTCTTGCTCTAGCCTCATTTCTTCCAGAGCCTTCTCGAACTGTGCTGTAAATAATGGCACTCGTTCATCTTCCATTAAATAGATTGAAGCGTGTTTTAGTGATCCGTAAAGGTAAGCATCTGGATATCCTGTGGATAAAAAGTTGCTAGTATTAGAATCGCTCAATGAGTCAATCTTTCCGTAGTAGGTTAATTGTACTGTATAACTTCCGTCTGGTGAAGGTGCAAATTCAATTGAATCATCAACCATTGCAAAATAAATAGGTTGCCCTGTTATGTTGTCATTAGACTTTCTGTACACATCCATGGACTCAATAGACTGTTGAAATAGTGGTGAAAAATTATCGCCATCAATTTGTAGGTTAATTGCTTCTACCCAATCAGTTGGTACTGCAAGATATTGTGTTGTTAGTGTTGCAGTGGCACGTTTAATCATGCCTTTAACTCTTAGTCTGCGGTTAAATTCTGCTTCTGTGCTATCAATAAATGTATCAATCACATCTGTTAAATCTGAACGATTCAGATAACTTGCGATATTAGATTTTAATTCTGCGTATGTCATAGTTTACCTTGCCATGTTCTAAAAACTTTATTGTCTGAATTGTTTAACCATCTTCTCCATTGTGACATATCATTGGCCCATCCTTCTCGACAAGCTCTTTGATATACGATCAATGGTACTTCTGCCACATGGCGAATGTCCTTGCCAGGCTTATTGTCTGCAAGAATTTTGCAATGCTCTATTATAGGATTTAGATCCTGAGTTGTGTGATAGATATCTTTATTATCTTCAGTAATAAACTCATTGGTAAACCCAGTCTTATGATCGATAACAGTTCTTTTAGCCATGCAAGAATTTTAACACAAAAAAAAGGGATGCCGAAACATCCCTTTAAGGTTATTAACCGAGAACTTAACTTACGTTAAGGTCAGCAACTAAACCATGAGCAGCTTCGTTGGA